ATCAGCAGGCGGCAGCGGCGGCATGGGCGGCGGCGGGCAGAACAACGGCCTGACCACTGGCTATGTGGGCGCTCCTGGCACCAACAACGGCGCATGGAGCGGCGACGGCCAGAACCTTGGCCTGACGACCACGAACACATGGTACGGTAACACTGCGTTCGGTCCCGCTGGCGGCTTTATGACGGGCTACAGCAGCCGTGACCCGCAATCGCTTGCTGCGGCTGGCATGGGTCCGACGATGGGAACCTACAGCAACTTCACGACCCCTTCCGGTCAGGCCATGTTCGGCGGTGCGCTGGGCGGGCAGGGCTTCAACGGCATGAACGCCAATCAGGCTTATGGCGCGGCGCAGACTTGGTACAACCAGCTTCGGGACTACGCACAGGCACGGCGCGCGGGTGATGTGCAGACGGCCCCGCTTCCCCCGATGCGGCCCGTTCCGACTGCGCTCCCCGTTCAGCAGCCGCCGCTTGCCAAGTCCATGATGCCCGCCCTGTTCGGCGGCGTCCCGCAGCAGCCTCCGGTGGGCGGAATGCCCGTTGGCTATGACCCGCTCCGTGCGGCTGTGGCCCCTGACTATTCCCGCAACATGACCCGCAATGCCAGCAACTACAACAACCCTGCCTATGGCGGCGCAGCGCGCGGGACGATGGGCAATTATGGCACGACCACGGATGGCTGGGGGCCGGGAACGGGTCGGCAAGGTGGTTATAACGCTGGCGGTGCCAGCTACGGCTTCTAGGAGTAATTCGCATGGCGAACAACACCCCCACAATGACCTCTGAGCAACTGCTCCAGTTGATGAACGACACCTTCGGGCCGGATTGGATGAAGAGCCTCGACGGCAAGTCCACGCCGCCGTTTGGCTTCTCGTCCAATCCCTACGGCGCAATGGGCAGTTTCTACAATGCCCCGGTTTATCACTCCGCACCCCGGCAGAGCGTGAACCAGTGGAGCGGCACCGTGTATCCCGGTCAGCCGTGGCCGAGTGGCAAGCCAATGCCGCAGCCCCCGATGATGCCCAGCAACAACAGCGGCGGCTCGGCAGTTCCCCCGCCTCCTGTCACGGTTCCCCCGGTGCAGGGTACGGGCGGCGGCTTCACGGGCGTTCCCGGCATGAACGGAACCCCTAGTGGCTACGGCGTGACCCTCCTTACGCCGCCTCCGATGGGTTCCGGCGCACAGTGGCGCAATACAATGAAGTACGGTGCCTGATAGATGCCGCGCGTATTGTTCGGCAGTCTGAAGGCGGATCAACCCGACCTTCTCAACGGCGAGTTGGAAGAGGCCGAGAACTGCATTCCCTACATGCAGTCCTACGGTCCCTTCCCGGCTCCGGTGGCCTATTCTGCCGCCGCTGATGATGTGGTCAAGGGTGCGTATTCGACCAAGGACTTGTCGGGCAACGTCTACACGTTCCTCGGCACGGACAAGAAGCTGTACAAGGAAAGCGCCACGGCGCTGGACGATGTGACGCGCACGGCCACCTATACCGTGGCAACTGACCGCGTGAACTGGGAGTTCGAGACGTTCGGCAACACGGTGCTGGCGGTCAACGGCGCGGACGCCATGCAAGTGTTCACGATGGGAACCTCGACGCGGTTCCTCAATCAATCGGCTTCTGCCTCGGCTCCCATCGCCCGCAATATCGCGGTGGTGCGCGACTTCGTGTTCACGGGCAATCAGCCGAACCTGACGGCGCGCGTCCAGTGGTCCCGCATCAACAACCCGCTGCGCTGGAACATTTCCCAGCGGTTCCAATCCGACTATCAAGACCTACCCGGCACCGACCAGTACATCAAGAAGGTCACGGGCGGCGACTTCGCGTCCATCTTCACCAACACCTCCGTCTGGCGCGCGACCTATGTGGGCTCACCCCTCATCTTCCGCTTTGACGAGGTGGCCCGCAACATCGGTTGCTATGCCACGGGTTCGGTGGCCCGTTACCAGAATATGTCGTTCTTTCTCTCGGACGCGGGCATGTACGTGTTCGACGGCCAGCAGTGTTCGCCCATCGGTCTTGAGATGATTGACGAGACGATCCTGGCGGAACTGAACACCACCTATCTCAACCGCATTTCCTCGACCATTGATCCGGTCAACCGCCTGTACCTGATGGCGTACCCCTCGACAGCCTCGACGGACGGAACGTCTACCCGCATCGCCATCTATTCGTGGGCGACACAGCGGTGGGCGTTCGCATCCGAGAACATTGAGTGCCTGTTTAACCACATGACGGGCGGCTACACGCTTGAGGGTCTGGACGCATTCGGCACCCTTGACGCGCTGGCGTTCTCGCTCGACAGTTCGGTGTGGCTCGGTGGGCTTTCGGCGCTGTCCTGCGTCAACACCTCGCACAAGATCAGCCGCTTTACGGGTGACGCCAAGACGGCCCGCTTTACGACAGGCGAGGGGGAACTGGTCACGGATGCCCGCGCGTTCGTCAGAAGCCTTCGCCCGCTTGTGCAGGGGTCTGCCGCCACCAACATCACGACCTATGTGGGCGGGCGCGACAGGCTCATTGACAGCGTATCCTGGACGAGCGGCAGTGTGATGAACGCCACGGGTACTTGCCCTGTGCGCTCCAATCACCGCTATCACCGCCTCAAGATGGAAGTCTCGGGTGGCTTTGACAGGGTGATGGGTTCGGAAGTCGAGTTCACCAAGGAAGGCATCCGGTGAGCAACCGCATCTTTACGCTCAACGATACGGGTAACGCCTTCCGCAGGACGGACGGCGCTCCCGCCAAACTGGGCGGCATCTTCAAGACGGATACAGATGATGGTCAGGTCACGTTCACGGACGGCCAAGGCCGGAAATACTGGTTTGTCGATACGACTTCTGGGAACGTCACGATTACCCTTCCCGATGCCTCTACCGTCACGCCTGATACGCCATTCGTCGTCAAGCGCACGACAGCCGGGGCCAACACCCTGACGGTTGCCACGGACGCCGGGAACATTGACGGAGCGGCCACCAAGTCCATGCCGACACAGTACGATACATTTACCTTCGTGTCTGACGGCACGAACTATTGGATTGTCTGATGCGATACGTTCCCTCGGGCGTTCCCGTCGAGGATTTGCACATTGTCTGGTCGCGGGCGTGGCCGTACCTCAAGAAGGCTGTTGACCGCTTCCCCAACGTACAGGTCCAGTTCACCGAAGGCATGGTTCTGGAGCGTCTGTTCCGCAAGGAGTTCCAGTTGTGGATTTGCTGGGACACGGACGAGCATAAGCCCGTGGGGGCGCTCATCACCGAGATCATGACCGACGAACGCCATCCGGGGAAAACCTTCATGTCGGTTCCGCTGGTCGGCGGCGATGGCTGGAACATATGGGGCGACACGCTCTGGAGCCTCATCAAGGCATGGGGAATTGAAAAGGGATGCACGCACGCTCTCGGCTACGGGCGGCGCGGGTGGACAAGACTTTACGGATTTGTGGACTGCGGCACGACGGCGGGCAACTTGCCGATGTTCGTGCGGACCCTGAAGAGGTGACACTATGAGCAAAGACGCTGGCGATGCCAAGACGAAGACCACGACGACCTCGGAGCCTTGGTCGGGCGTACAGCCTTACCTGACGGGTGCCTACGGTCAGGCGCAGGCGCTCTACAACAGGGGCGCTCCTGGTTACTACCCGAACCAGACGCAGGCCCCCATGTCGAGCTACAGCAAGAACGCGCTGGACGCCACGGCACAGCGTGCGATGTATGGCTCGGACCTTGTGCGAACCGCGCAGGGCCAGCTTCAGCAGACGATGAACGGCGACTATCTCAACGCCGGGAACCCGTACTTGCAGAACGCCATTTCTGCCGCAACCCGCCCGATGGTCAACGCCTTCAATGACCAAGTGATGCCGGGGCTGGACAGTAACTTCTCGTCAGCAGGCCGCTACGGCTCGGGCGCTCATGCGCTGGCAAGTTCGGACGCGGGCGCGCAGTTGCAGCAGCAGATCGGTGACGTTGGTTCGCAGATGGCTTACCAGAACTACGGCGATGAGCGTCAGCGCCAGATACAGGCGCAGATGTTCGCACCGCAGATGGCGCAGCAGGATTACAACGACCTTGCGATGCTGGGTCAGGCTGGGCAGGGCTATGACCAGTACAACCAGAACCTTATCAACTCAGACATTGCACGCTTCAATTACAATAATAATGCCCAGTGGAATTTCCTTAATGATTACATAGGGTTACTGAATGGCGCGGTGGGCGGATCGCAGACAACGGTTGCTCCGGGTACGCCGACCACCAGCCCGCTGACGGGTGCCATCGGTGGCGCTCTCAGTGGCGCTTCGATGGGCAGCGCAATCATGCCCGGAGTTGGCACGGCTATCGGCGCAGGCCTTGGTGGCCTTGCTGGCCTATTCGCGTAAGGAGCGGAACATGGAATGGTGGAACACTCTTATCCGTGGCCTCGGCACCGCAAACGCGCCCTTTGGCTTCGCTCCCGTAGACTCTCCGTCTCAGGGACAGGTTGACCCCGCATACAACGCGGGAATGCAGATGCTCGGCAACGTGGGCATGGGAATGCTTGCATCGGGGGAAAAGAACCCGATGACGGCGCTTGGCAAGTCGTACCTTGTGGCATCGCAGAACGCGCAGCAGCAGAACAAGGACCAGTATGTTGCCGCCAAGATGCTTGAGGAAGCAGACGCCAAGAAGCAGGAAAGGGCGCGCGAACAGGAAAAGCAGAAGTGGCTTGAGGACCAGATCAGCCAGCTTCCGCCGCAGCAGCAGGGCATTGCCCGCATGATGCCCGAGAAGTTCTTCGGCGCTCAGATCGAACAGATGTTCCCTTCACCCAATGCGGGATCGGATCAGTATTTTGGAACGCCCATTCCGTATGACATGGGGGATGGAAAAATTGGCTATGGCCTCCCCTCCAAGAATGGCGGGTTCAAACCGCTGGAAATTCCGGGTGGCGGTTCATTCCTTGGCCCCTATGACAAGGCTTACCAATCAAGTTCTGGAACGACCAAGGGCAAGATTACGACTGAACAGGAAATGTCAGCACCGGGAGACTTGGCGGCAGCAGATCAGGCCATTGGCATCATTGACCAGATCACATCTCACCCCGCCATTGAAATGGGAACGGGCTTCTCGTCCTACGGAAACGCTGTTCGTGGAACGCCTGGATATGACTTCCAAAACCTTGTCGAGCAAGCCAAGAGCGGCGCATTCCTCACTGCCATTGACCAGTTGAAGGGTATGGGTGCGCTGTCCAACATGGAAGGTCAGGCTGCGACTGCCGCTGTGACCCGCATGGATACGGCAACGTCAAAGGAGGCATTCCTGAAGGCGGTTGCAGATTATCGCGCAATTGTTGAGCGCGGCAGGATGAAGGCGCAAGCCCGCATCAATGGTGGCGCGGCCCCGGCTGCATCTGATGACCCCCTTGGCTTGAGGTAACCCATGCCCACCATGCAGGAAGTGCGGGCCAAGTTCCCGCAATACAACGATATGTCGGACGACCAACTTGCGGCGGCACTTCATCGCAAGTTCTACTCTGACATGCCGTTTGAGGACTTCGCCGCCAAGGTGGGCCTCGCCGCGCCGCAGACAGTTGCGAACGGCAAGGGCGACCGTGAGCGTAGTTGGGGTGAGACGGCGCAGGACGTTATCGCCAGTGGCGCGCAGGGCTTCCAGAGCGGTTTTCAAAGCCTTCTTGGCTCGGTGGGTGACTCTCAGGAAATGACAGGCGATGTTCTGGCGTGGGGTGCCGGAAAACTTGGCTTCTCTCCCGAGACGCAGCAAGTCGCCCGCAGTGTCGGCCAGCGCATTCCGACAATGGGCCTCAACATCAAGGCTCCCACATCTGAACAGGTCAGCGGGGCGTTTGAGTCCGTCATCGGCAAGTACCAGCCCGAAACGGATGCTGGCCGCTATGCCGCTGGCGTGGGTGAGTTTGTGCCTGCTGCGATGGCAGGCCCCGGTGGCGTTGTTCGCAAGACGGCCATGAGCGTCATCCCCGGCGTGGCAACCACGCTCACAGGCGACATGACGGACCAGAACCCCTATGCCAAGGCTGCCGCTGGTATTGTTGCGGGCGTGGCTACTGCTGGCCGTGGCAATGCTGGAACCAAGGAACTTCTCAAGAAGGCACCGACCTACGAAAAGATTGAGGCTGACGCAAACACGGCCTATGCGAAGCTGCGCGCGGCTGGTGTTCGGTATGACGCCAACGCTGTTGACCAAGCCATCAGCGATGTTTCCGCCCTCCGCATCAATCCTAACCTTGCTCCCAAGGCCAGCGGACTTCGTGACGAGTTCACCAAGTTCCAGGGGCAGGGCATGGACTTTCAGGACTTGGACGAGATGGAGCGCATTGCAACCGGATTGCTGCGCCACCATGCTACTGAACCGACCGACAAAATGTTCGCAACCGTCATTCTGAACAAGATCAAGGATGTTCGAAACAGCGGCGCGATTGCCACCAACGGCAGCGTTCCGGCCAACGAAGTCAACGCACTCATTGCCGAAGCGAAAGACCTTGGACGACGCCGCATCATTGCCCGCGACATTGGGAAGATGAAGGACAAGTCGGAGTGGTATCTGTCGGGACCGGAAAGCGGTCTGCGTAACCAGTTTAAGAACTACGGCACCAAGAACTTCCAGAACCTTTCCCCAGCAGAAGACAAAGCGTTCAAGGCTGTGATGAACCGGGAAGGCGTGTTGAACCCGCTTCACAATGCCGGAAGCCGCCTTGGGCAGATCGCTCTTGGCAGCATGGGCTACGCGCTTGGCGATGTTACGGGCGCAATCATTCCGATTGTCGGTTCAAGCCTCGCACGTAGGTTTATGGAAACCTACACCAAGGCAGGCGTTGAGAAAGCCATCAAGACCGTGCTGGCTGGCCGCAGCGCACAGGAACAGGCGGCAGTACGCGACCTCATTTCCAAGTACGAGGCTCAGGCCCGTTTGGCGCTGACGACAGACGCCGCCATTCGTCAGAACATGCCGGAAACATCACCCGCGCTTTCCGGCGTTCCACGGTAAATGCCTGCGCCAGCCGTAGGTCATGCCTGCGGCCTTCTTGTGCGCGTATTCCGCCCTCCTGGCGTCACGGTAGACCCACCAATCATAAACAGTCAGCGGCAGCGATGTGAGCGAATACGCCACAAGAAACGCGGTGACTGCCACGATGTAAGGGTTTGATACCAACTGGAAATAGATGTTGGCCCAAGCCACGGCGATGAAAATGGCCGTCTGATACACCCTCAATAGCATTCCCCCACATACCACAGGAGCCTTTCCTATGGCAACAATTCGCCGTTGGTCGTCAACTGCAAGTGGCAACGCCACAATTGCGGGTGGCGCAAACACCATCAACTTCGCTGAAGGCCAATCGCCGGGTTCTGTGAACAACAGCGCCCGTGAGATGATGGCACAGGTCCGCTCCATCTATGAGCCAGACGAGTGGGGCTGGGTGGAGTTTTCCGCCACGGCCTCCGTTGCTTCGCAGACCACGTTCAAGATCGCTGGCGACCAGACGACCGATTGGACCGCTGGTCGGCGCTGGCGTCTCAAGTCGGGTTCCACCACCCGCTACGGCTCGATTGTCTCCGCGTCCTATACTTCGGAAACCACGGTTACAGTAACCGTGGACAGCGGTTCCCTGTCTGCTTCGCACTCCATCGCGGCCCTGAGTGCGGTCTACAGCGACCACATCCCGCGTCAGTACCTCACGTCTGACAGCCTGTCTGCGGCCATTGCCACGGCGGCGCAGTATCAGGCCAACACGGCGTCCAAGATACTCACCACGGACAAGGTGTGGTCTGCTGCGGATACTGTCGCGCTCACTTGGGCGGCGGCAGGCACCACGACTGTGGACTTCTCCGCTGGCATCAACTTCACCGTGACCACGGCCACGGGCAACTCGACGCTTTCGCCCAAGAACGCCAAGCCGGGGCAGAGCGGTTTCATCTACATCACCCAGGACGGCACCACTCCCCGCTCCCTGTCCTTTGCGTCCACCTTCGTGTTTGCGGGCGGCACCGACCCCACGCTGACCTCGACG